TGTTTCAGCATCGCAGAATATTATAGTAGCAGGAGAACAAGGAGATGCCGACCATACATTTGAGAATTGCGATAGAGGATTAGATTTAATGGCTAACACACAATTTTATCTTGAAAGGTCAGTAAGTAAGCTACAATCAAATCCTTTAATAAAATCAAAATATACAAGTTCATGGATAAGGTCATTATCTGCAAGGGATAAACCACAGATTATTAGCAAATATTCGCCTTATGAAATATATTATGAAGAAATAGGTAAGGGTAAAAAAGGATGGTCATTAGAAGTGGCAGGTTTTGCAAGAGCGGCTATTTACACAAACAACATAAAGACTGGATGGCAGTCGCAAATAGGCACAGCAGGAAACCTTGAAGGTGGTGCTTATGACTTGGAACAAAGGTTTTACAACCCTGAAAAATACAATAATCTTTCATTTAAAAATACATTTGAACCTAAAGATAATATAGAAAGCAAACGAGTAGGATATTTTTTACCTAAATGGTGGTTTAAGATTATAGATAAAGATGGCAATACTCAAAAAAAGGAAAGCATAGCTTGCTTATTAGAAGAACGTAAAAGTATAGCCCCCGATAAATTATATATACACGTAACACAGGAGGCTATATACGCATCAGAAGCGTTACAAGTATCAACACTTGGATTTTTCGGAGATGTCGCAATAGGCTCTTTAAATAGAAGAAGAATAGAAATAAAACAGAATCCTCAATTTCAGTTAGAACGTAGAGGGATATTAAAAGTAAAAGACGTAAATAAACCAATAGTATATTCTAATCTTGAATTTGAGTATGACGATAAAGGGTGGTTAAATATTATAGAAGAACCTGTAACTGACAAAAATGGCTTAGTATATATTAATCTATACCGAGCTGGAGCAGATAGCTACGACTACGAAGAAGCTCACTACTCTAACTCTAAAGGTGCTTTTTATGTAAAAAAAGGCTTTTTAATGGGACAATCTCTTGTCAATACTTATGTTGCAGAGATAGTAGAAAGACCGACTGTAAGCGAGGGTGGAGCAGAAACATTTTACTTCCATACTATATTAGCTTGTATATGGTATAGGTGCAAGGTAAATATAGAGTATTCAAATTTAAGAATATTCCAATATTATGAAGATAGGGGATTTGAGCATTTATTATTTGAAAGACCGAGATTAGCATTTGCAAATAAGATATTAAAATCTACATTGTCTAATAAGTACGGAACAGATAAGAGTTTAAAACCACAAGGACTTGGAATATTAGCCGACAAATTAACTGACGAATATATCGGCAATATGTTTTTTTTAAGTCAAATAGAAGCACTTGCAAAGTTTAAATATATTCCGTCAGCAACAAAGCCATACAACTGCGATAGAACAATGGCAACAATGGAATGTGAGATATTTGACAAAGAAGATGAAATGGTAATAGTAAAGAGTGAAGGCGATATAATAAATAAGAGAAAGAGATTAGTTTATAAAAGAGTAAATGGAAGAATAGTTCAGGAATTTGTTTAAATAAAAAAATATGACAGAGAAAAATTTAGCACCTTTAACACTTGTTAAGGAATCTGAAAAAACAACCGCATGGATTGAACAATATCTTCGATATATATCGTCATTATCATCATTGAACGAATATTATAGAAATGATATAACTTGTTGGTCATATTATCAAAATCTAATTAACAAGGACAATACAGACTACTTGACAAAAATAGGTGGTTCAGAATTACCTGCAACTGTAAGAAGAATACCAAAACAAAGACCTTTTGTAGACAGACTTGTTTCTCAACAAGAAAGACGACCTTTTGTTTTCTCATGTGTTTTGTCTGATAAGAAAAGTATAGAGGACAAGTATTTAGATCAAGCCAATGATTATATAGAAGCGATAAAGTCAAACGCACAATATATCCATTTTGAAACTTCATTTAAAATACAACAAATAGAAGAAAAGATAGCACAGATGCAGTCTATGGTTCAGCAAGAACCTAAAACAGCAGATGAAGCACAACAGATAATGCAATTAAAACAACAGCTACCTGTCGTTATAAATAACTTTCAGTATGCTATTACAATGCTTAACGAACAAGGAGCATTAACACAAGAACAAATATCCAAACTTAAATATTATCATAGATACGAAAAAAAGGATTGGAAAGAAATAGCAGCACAAAAAATGTTATTAATGTTAAGACAAGAACTTAATGTTAATTCAGAATCAACAGAGGCATTTAAAATAGGAAGAGTTGTTGGCAGACAGTATTTTTATGTAGATTACGAAGAAGGGAATAGGCTACCTACATTTAAGTCATTAGACCCTATTACTGTAACATATCCTAAAATAAGTTCAGTAAAATGGGTACAAGATGGTCCATGGGTTAAGATAACTGAATATATGTCTTATAACGATATTGTAGCAACTTATGGAGATAAGATAGTCGAAAAATACGGACAAGACAAATTAGAAAAGCTAAGTAATGTTTCTTCTGAAAATACACATAGCATGATAAGAGGAAATAATGGAGAAGCGTATTTTAATGAAGAAAGCATGTTATATTCAGGAACAGATGATAATAACTACGGAATAAAGGTAGAGAGGATATGGATAAAAGTACCAAGAAATATAAAGGTAAAATATACTCCTAACCCATTCGAGGAAGGTATTTATTTCAGGCATTTCATACAAAATAAGGAAGTAATAGATAAACGAGATTGGAAATATGATAATGGCTTTTATATCAATAAGAAAAATGATAAAGACGTAAGACAAGAGGGAGATGTAGAAGTAGTAAATTCGCTAAAAGGAGAAAAGTACAGAAATAAATATACTAATGATAGGTGGTATGGAGTAATAATTAATAATGAGATAATTGTTTGCGAGGGTAAACAAAGTTTTGTATTAAGAGATATAGACTTCCATGGAAAGATATTATTGCCTGTTTTTGGAAAAACATATTCATCTATATCTGACCAACCATATAGCCTTATAATGGCTACAAAAGACTTACAAGACCTATATGATATAGTTCATTATCATCAGGAGTTAATGTTAGCATTATCAGGAACAAAGACAGTTCTTTTCGATACAGCATTTAAGCCTGGAAGTATGACAGACGAACAATGGGAAGCTGACAAAAAGAAAGGAACTTTAAATATTGAGAGTATTGGGCCAGACGGAAAGAGGCAACAAAGTAATTTTAACCAATGGACTATGTTTGATTTATCAGTATCGAGTTCTATCGGAACACTTGAGCAGATAAAAATGAGCATAGAAGAAACAATGGGTGATATTATGGGAGTGCCAAGACAAATGAAAGGTCAAATGGTTGCAACAGACCAAGTAGGTACTTATAATGCTTCATTAAAACAAGCAGGACTTATAACAGAGATAATGTTCGCAGAACACGACTTAATAGAATCTAAAGCATTAACTCACGCATTAAATTTAGCTTTAACATTCTGTTATAAAGACGGAGAAACATTTGGAATTAATAATAATGACTTATCAGGAGAGATAATAAACATACCTCCAAACGTATTTAATAAGATAAGATTTTCAGTATTAGTAGCCAACAATACAGATGAAGGACAAGGCATGGAAGATATGAGGCAGTTAATTATTGGTAATTGGAAATCAGGACAAATGCAATTTTCAGATGTTGTTGATTTATGGGGAATAAAAACTCTTGCTGAACTTAAAGATAAGTCAAAATACATGGCAGAAAAGGCACAAGAGATAAGAACGATGATAGCTAATAATTCCTCACAAGCAGAGGTAGAAAAAGAGAAATTAAAAATACAACTGAATAATGAATTATTAGCACCCTGGAAAGAACAAGAGTTTAGGTTAAAGGAAATGGAGTTACAGATAAAACAGTCATTAGGACAAATGAACTCGCAGGTATTGTCGCAGAAAAATCAGGTTATGCAGAAACAGATAGAAAACGATACTGTAATTAAATCGGCTAAAATACAAGCACAAAAAGAAGTAGATGATAGTTCTATCGCAATGAATGATAAACATTTGAATAATAATGAAAAAATTAAGATGTTAGAGATACAAGTAAATTCATTATTAAAAGATGCAAAGATTAAAAGCGATAATTTGTTATCAAATAGGAAACAAAATATTGATATGGGAAATATGGTTATTAATAGCCAAAAACAAACAGCAATGCGAAGTAATAAATTAGAATAAATTAGGATAAATATAATGTTTATAGATTTTAACAATATTGAATTATCGGGCATACACATATCTACGTTAGACTGTGAAGATGTCTTCATAATACAATCAAAGTATTTAAATCAAATAATCGTTATGAATATGAATTAATTTTAATAATTTAACAATGAGAAAAATTAAAAGAAATGACAGAATTATCAGGAATAGTTGCAATGGAAAAGGTTGCTATGTTAGGTATTCTTTGCCTTTTGACCGCAAGTTTAACAATGTGTATATGGAAGTTCATGACAAGAGGAATGATATTCAGAAGATACTATTTACTTCTAATATACTATTGGATAAAGTGGCATAAGAAAAAAGATAGATGGAAAAGAAAGTGGCTTAAACCGATTGGACTATGTTACTATTGTTATGGTACTTGGATAAATATAGTATCATTTGTAATATTTATCGGATTAGGTAGTATTGATATGATATTATTTTCAATAGCATTAAACTATATTTTTATAGAACTATTAAATAAATTATTAAAAATAAAACAATAATATTATGGCAATTAAAAAGAAATGGTCTACAATGAAAAGACTATCCGAAAAGGAAAAAGAACAACCTATTAAACTTGAAAAATTGCGTTATAGAGATCCAAGACCAACGATTTGTTTAGATTCTGATAATCTACCTGAAATAAAAAATTGGGAAGTAGGGAAAGAGTATAATGCCAATGTTATACTAAAATTAGATAGTAAATCAGATAATATTGATGATGAAACAGGAAAGAGAATAATAAGAGCAACATTAAAATTAGCTGGAATAATGGTAGATAATTTACCTTTAAAAGAGGATATGGAATCCGAAAAAGAAGAAGAAATGGAAATGGAAGATTAAAACAATAATGTTAATAAAAATAGTAAAAAATATTATAATGTTATATAGTATGACTATTTATAAATAGTATCTTTATGACTATTAAAAAACAGAAAAAATAGAAAAACAGAAAAAACAAAGAAATATGAAAAGAAAATATATGAATTTCAGTTTATTAGGCAATGGCAATAGTCGTTGTTATAGAGTATCAGAAGAATCTGATGGTGCAAATATTTCGGATAATACAAATGAACAAGTTAGTTCCGATGTAGTAGATAACGATAATGACAATGTAGATATTCCTGTAAAGGAAGAAAAGAAAGAAGAAATAAAACCATTTGATTCTGATGC